GATTGACTTTCAGGTCTTACATCATAAGATTGACTTTCAGGTCTTACATCATAAGATTGACTTTCAGGTCTTACATCATAAGATTGTTCTTCAGGTAAGACATCTGTTGGGGGAGGAGTTGGTACACCACGTACAACTTTGTTTACATCTAACATTGCATCAGTATAAATACCAATACCTCTTGTAATATCTTGCATTTTTTCTTCGTCAGTCTCACCTCTGCCTGGTAACTTCATACTTGTAACAAATGGCTTTACGTAATCTGTATATGCTTCCCATATTGCAAATGGGTCGTTACCTGCATCTTTCACCATTCCAAATTGGCTTTCACCATCTTCTAAATCTTTTTTAATTACGTTTAAATAATACACAGCAAAGTTTGTATTATATTGTGCGTCTTCTAAGTTTTCCTCAAATTGTTTTAAAGTGATATCTCCTGCAAAACTTTTAAGAGTTTCATCAGGTTCACCATCAGTAAAAAATCTACTAGCGTTTATTTGAAATAATCCTAATGAATCTGTATCTTTGTTTTTTGCAAGGGTATCAAAATTAGATTCATAGTACGCAGTCATTGCAAGAATAGGAATATCTTCTTCAGATGCTCCTGCTTCTTTTAAATATTCTATTACTTGTTTGGTATCTACCTTAGCCATTATGTAGGCGCTCCTTGTTCTATAGCAGACAACCCTCTATTTGCAGCTAACAAATTGCCAGTTGCTCTGTCATATCTCTGTTGTTTATTTATAAAATCTAATTCAGGTTGTATAAGATTTTGAACTGCTGCTCCTAATCTTTGTGAGAACAATACACTTTGTCTCTCTTGCGCTCCTGCACCAAATGCACCTAACTCTCCAACAACTTCTACTTGTTGGTCAAATAGTTCTGGATACATTAGTTTTAATTCATCATCTGATAAATTAGGATTACGTTCTTTTAATTTTCTAATTTGTGCAGTAGCTGATATAGCAGCTTGACCTGCAGCAATGCTACGCTCCTCTGCTTCCTTCTGCATCTTAGATATATCCTTAGCTACATCTGCAGATATTTTGTTAACTAAAGTACTAGCATTTCGTATATTACTTAAAGTCATTTGACCTGCAGGAAAATATTGTTGTAATGTATTGAGCATTAAGTATCCTGCTGTTTCATCTTGAAATACAGGTACTTCTGTTAACACATCAGAGAATACTCTATCTTCTCTAGTAGCAACATCTTTATCTAATTCATTAAATAAGAAATCTCTTACTTCTTTATTCCTTGCATCATCCCAAGCATATTTAGTTTCTTCTGTTCCTAATCCTAGAAAGTCTAATAATGAACCTGCAACTTCTGGTATAGGAGGTACTCTACCTTCTTTGTTATGTGTAGCCATAGCTTCTTGTACTGCTATTGCTGTTGCACCATCATACACTTCTGGTGTAAAAGATGTTCTTAAATATCCTGCTCTAATGAGTTTATCTTGCAAATCTCCAATGTATGACTCTGATAGAAAATCTGAACCAAACAATGATTGGTCCATATCAGGTAAGTACACAGGAAAGTTTCCATATTCTGAATCAGGAGATTGTATCTGTGAATAACCTAATGGATATCCTCTACTCTCTAATCCTAAAAATCTAATATCTGGAGCTACAGCAATTAAGTCTGCAATAATACTTTCTTCTGACAAAGGTCCTGACAATGGTTGTACTTCTCCAGTATCAGATATTGCAGCACCAGGAATTTGACCTTGCAATACAGCATTTCTTAAAGTACTTTCTATTGCTTCTGCACTTAATGCTTCAACATCAGCCTTAATAGGAACAGCTCCAAGATTAGGACCAAACGCTGTACCACCTGCTGTAGTTGTTTCTTCTGGTAGCTCTACTTCTTCTTCTGGTAGCTCTACTTCTTCTTCTGCATAAGTATCGGGTATAACGTTATTAAAACCTTTTTTATATTCAGATTGAAAGTCCTCTACAATACCTGATACACCTTCTGCAGCAGCAACATCTTGTAATATTTTAGTTTGGTTAACTTCTGCAATAGGCATATTGTTAATAACTCTATTTATAAAATTAATTGTATTTTGTCTATTCTCTGCAGTTACTTTATCCCAAGACTCTGCTGCTTGTAATTCTTGTTCAATAGATAATTGTTTACCTAAACGAATAGCAGCAATTATCTCACCAATAATTTGTCCTAGACTTTTTTTCTTTGCCATTATAAGTTAGCTCCCTCTTCTAGTAGTTTAACCAAATTTTCCTCAATTTGCTTGCTTAGAATATCTTGCCATACATAGTAAAATTCTGGATATTTTGTGTAAAGTTCTTCTGCGTGTTTTCTAAATGTTTCACGTACATAATAACCTGTAAGTCTTTTAGGACTTACTTGTAAAGAACCTGCTTGTTTTTGTAGTATCTCTTCAAAATTATCATAAGACTGAAAGTATATATTTAATGCTTTTGCTACAGGATTATCTTTCATATCTTCTCTCATAGCACCTTCTCTTAACTGTCTTATCTGTGTATCTAAATCAGTAGGTCCAGGTGTTCTAGGTTGTATGTCATATCCAGGAAATGTTTCTCTTAAAACACCATTCATTCTAAATAACATTTCGTTTCTGACTTTTGCACTCGCTACATAATCAACTGAACCTGGTGTACTAATGTTTCTTCTAAAATTTTCCATAGCCAATCTACCTGCAGCCATATTATAAAGTGCAGCCCATTCATTTATCTCTAAGTCATATCTTGCAATACCTTCACCTATAGCATCTGCTGTAAATGACTGTACCCAAGCTGTATAACTAAATTCATCTAATGGACTATCAGGATTAAAGTAATACGCAACATCTGGTAAATCTTGAAACAACTGTTCATCTGCTGCAGCTAATCCTGGTTCTGTATAAGGAGTTCTTCTAATTTCTTTTGATTTAGATATCAACAATGCTGTAGGGTCATAACCATATAGTTTATTGAATTGTTGAGTAGCTAATAACGAATCACCACCATTCTCTCTTAGTAACTGATAATACACTGTAGCCCATACATTAAATGCAAAGTATCTACCATCTGGGTCTAATCCTGAATTAACTAACTCTTCTGGGTTCATATAAAGTTCTCCACCTGGCATAACTTCTTTCTCCCATCTGAAACTACCTCCAGTTAAGAATGAACCTTGAACACCACTTCGTATTAATGTGAGTACTGTTGCTTGTCTTTTAACTAGCTGTAGTGATTGTTTTACTTTTTCTTCACTACTTAAATCTAAATGTCCTGCAACTATTTTGCCTTTCATTAAATCTTTTGCAGTATTTGTATATTGAGTCTGCCAAGATTCAGGACCTACTTGTAATGCTGCTGCACCTTTTCTTAACCAAGAAGGTATCAAATAATCAATATCATTTTCATTAATACCGTAAGGAAATAATGTTTTATAGATAGCAGAGTTTTCTTTCATATTAGGCATTAAATACTTTGCACCAATTTGTACAGCAGGACCAACTCCTGGTATCAAACCACCTGCAACAATGTTTGCTGATGAAGCAAAACCTACAGTTCTCATTCTTGTAGATTCATCTGTTATGTTTTCACCACCAAAGAATTGACCTGTTTGAAAGTAATTATTTAATACTTTATCTACTACAGGAATAACAAACACTTCTTCATTAGTTAATGGGTCTGTATATAAGAAACTATCATTATCATTATTAGGGTCTGATTCTCTTGCAGAGTCTACAGTTAAATACATCTTACGTAACTTAGTAGGATTTTCTCTAAGTAGTCTTGTCCAAGTAGTTGCAATTTCTTTGTGAACTTCTGCGAATGGGAATATTAATGCAGTAGCTTGTGAGAACTGTGAACGTCTATTTAAGTCATACAATAATTCTTGTACATCTTGTAACGCAACAGCTTTAGCTATTTCATCATATTGGTCTATGTTAGAAAAGTTAACACCACCTTGTGTTGGTATAGTATCATCTAATTTCTTTATTATTTTTTTATCAGCTCTTGCAGCACGTGCATTTTTACGTACAGCTTCTAGTGCTTCAGCGTTTAATGTATATGCTGTATCTGCAATACGTTGCCAGTAAAATTGTTTAAATGCAGGAGACCTTGACAAAAAGTTTGTTGGCTTAGACATTAATATATCAAACCAAGCATTAACAGCATTGTTATATGACGCACCTACACCTGGTCTGTTGTCTATTCTACGAGATACTTTTACTACTTCAGGTCCTATCTCAACATATCTTTCTAGTTCGTTTAATAATTCATCATATTGTTTTTCACTAGCTTTTCTACCTAATGGAAGTTTTAATGTTTCTACATACTTACCTTCTGCATCTAAATATCCAAACTGTGTTTCTCCTTTTGCAATACCTTCTATTAACGGGTCAGATAATTTACCATTTTCAGTTATTTCGTAATACATACGTAGTGGTAAACCATTTTCATCTTTAGCATTTCTATAAACAGTACCTTTAGGTATCTCTACTTTTTGACCTTTAACCTTTATGTATTTCTTAAAGTCTCCACCTGTTTTTTCTACAAGTCTTGCTTGTAGTGATTCTAAAAACTCTAATGTTCTATCTTGGCTTTTAACTATTTCTCTACGTGAATTTAAAGTAATAGCATCAGATTCTTCTGCCCAGGCTTGATATTGTTTCCACAAATCATCAGATATAACTTCATCTGTACCAGTAAACCCACCTCTATACACAAGTGCATCTGCTAATTCATCTAATGTACTAAATTTGTATTTACCTTTACCACTTATAATTCTTGCTACTTCTACAACTAAATCATCATCTGCTAGTTGTTGTAACTCTGTAGCCCAACCTTGTGCATATCTTCTACGTGATGCACTATCTCTTAATGCTTTATCTTTTTGTACAACATCAAAAAATCTATCAACACTGTTTGCTTTTCTTATAAGTATTCCATTACTACCTCTTGACATACCTTGCTTAAATAACAACGATTCTTGAAATGATTTACCTAAAATATCTGTCGATGCTTTTCTGTTAAATGCGTAAGCTAAGTGTGATATAGGATGTGTCCACATATTTGATAAATCTGCAGCAAACATACGTAACTGTTCTTCAGATATAACTCTTACCGTCCAAGCAAATCTTAATAACTGAAATGGTTTCCATACTTGAGTAACTGCGTTGTTAGCTAATCTAAATAAAACAGAGTTAGTAAGTCTCTGTCCTTCTTTATCGTATTTATAAAATAACTTTGCAATATTTTTAGTAACTGCATTAGATGCTATGTTTCCTGCACCAAATGCTTCTTGTAACATAGTAGGGTCATCAAGCATATCAAATACTTCTAGTACTATTGGTTCAAACTGTCCTTCAAATTTTCTACCAGTTATTTTTTCAAACTCATCAAGCAATTCTTTTCTAGCATCTAATTGTTTTTGCTCAATATATTTTCTAGGATTTTTTACACTAGATGGAACAGTTGTGTTATCCAATGTTGGATATGACCATTTAGAAATAAACTCTGCAAACGTCTTATCTGTTTTAGCTAGTTCTGATAGTTCATCACCATAGTTCTTTGATGATAATAACTGTGGTAAGTCTATACGTTTAGGACCTAGTTTATTTAGTCCTGTCATCTCATAAAGTGTATTTCTAAATGTTCCTAATATTCTAAATGTTTCATTCATATCAGGTAACGGAATATTACCTGTAAGCATCTCTGACATTAACTGTGCAGTAGGTTGTGCAAACTCTAAGTCACCATCATAAGTATTTAAAATAAATTCTTTGATTGCATCTTTGTCTCCCTTGGCTGCAAGATTTTCTATTTCATTAATATCTAACTGTGCTTTAGTTGCATCTTTAATTTGTTGCCCTGCTTTACCAGATTTAGAACCACTAAATCCTACATCTACTACTTCATCCCCTACAATAGAAACCCAATATTTTCTTGACTCTCTAATCTCTGCTATAAAGTTTTGTATACCACCTGAAAATTCTTTAGGAAAACCTTTAGCAGTCATAAGTTTCTGTAGTTCACCAAGTATGCCTTTATCTTTCCCTACGCCTGAACCTAACAATACATTATAAAATTCTTCAGTCATACGAACTTTAGATACTTTAGTTCCTGACAAAGCCATATCGTTCAATTTAACATTTGCATCACCAAGTTTTTCAAACAGTTCTTTTCTTTGGTTTGCATTAAATGGTAACGAGTCAACAAGTTTTTCTAATTCTCTAAATCCTTTTACAGTAGAGTGAGCAGTTATATATGAAGGAGATACCTCTTTAAATAGTCTAAACATCTTACTATCAGATGCTTTTCTTGATACAACAGCTCCTACTCCTAAGAAATCTCCCATATCTGAAAAGTCAATCTTGCCACCATCATCTAGTATTTTTCCATTCTTTCCAAATACACGTCCTGCTGCTCTTGATACGTGTCCTCTAAATGTAAATGAATAAGGGTCTAATCTCTTTGTAATGTTTCCTGACCTAACATTCTTAGCAATAATATCTCCAACTGTATCAGCAGAGTTAGCTTTAAGTATTGCTTGTTTAGATGCAGGGTCTAGGTCAGGTAGTATCTTCATTAAATCTTCATATTTAATTCCACCTGATTGTACGTTGTCATAAATAAATTCGTATATTTGTTTACCTGTAGTGTTATGCCATTCTTCAAATCTAGTTTTATTTAATGAAGGTCTTAATACTTTAGATAAACCTGAAGCATTTTTAGCTTTCTCTACGTTTTTAACACGACCAATTCTTAATCCACTTACGTAAGCATTAATAGCTGTTTCATATTCAGCTTGTGCTTTTCTAACAGCATCTACATCCATATCTTCAGGTCTAGCTCTTCGTAACTTATGTGATTTATCGTGTAATCTTTGTATATGAGCAGGTGCTTCACCTTTAAAAGCTAAAGCGTGAGTTGCTTCGTGGTCTAAAATAAAATCTACATACTCTTCATAATCTTTAATTGCACCTTCTTTTATTCCTGCTCTACCACCACCATAAATTACTTGTCCATCAGGTCCTGTTCTTAGTGTTTTCTTTATAGCATCTCTGTCTATAAGAACAGTAAGGTTAACATCGTCACCTTGCACTCTTGAAATTGTTTTACCTAATGAAGTAAAAGGTTTTCCTTTTAACGGTTTAACTTTGTTTTTTGAAGTAACTGTTTGTCCTTTTTGTGTAAAGAATCTGTAAGTATTTCTACCACCTTCTTTAGCTAGTGCATCTAATTCATCTAATGTATACGTTGGTTTTGTAAGTATATTATCTCCAACATCTACATATCTAAAAGCTCTTTTACCATCAATAATTAAATCAACACCTTGGTATATATCTGCACCTGTTGCTCTAGTAGCTAACCAACCTGTCATCTTTTCAGTAGTAGTAAATGCTTTACCTGCTTTAGACAATTTACCTACCCAAGCACCTACTAAGTTTGCAGGGTCAAGTCCTAAAGTTACAACGCCATCAATTAAACCTGATACTTGTCTATATCTTTCTGTTCCTGGTTGTGCAAAGTTCATAGCCATAATACGACCAGGGCTAATAGTTTGACCTCTGTATTTATTTGCTTCTACAGCTTCACGTTCTAATTCTGTTATAGGTGTTCCTAATTGTTGTTGAATAACTTGTTCTACGGCTTGTAATTGTGATGGGTCTTTGATAGTACCTGCTATTTGTTTATATATAGCTGTATCTCTAGCAAGTGTAGAGTTTCCAAAATATCCTTCACCTAAGTTTACTTTCTCACCTTTAGCTAACGATTTTAAAGCTCTAGTTGCAACAGTAGGTCCAAGTTGTGCTTTAGCTCTATCATATCTTTCAGCAAATTCTTTATCTCCTGATAAAAACTCAATAACATTTTCTCCATTACCTGCAGTAATTAATTCTGATATCCATATTAAATTAGCCCATTGTGGAGACATACCACCATCTATTGCAGCTCTTGCAGCAGCTTGATATGGTCTTTTAATTAATGCTTCAGCAAATGAATCTAATCCAACAAAAGCACCACGAACAAGTCCTCTACCCATAGCACGTATTTGTTCACCAAACTTTTTAGATTTCTCTTGTTCTATTTCTATTTGTCTTTTAACTAATGCAGATATTTCTGGTGAATCTTCAGTAAATCCTAACAATGCAGAACCTACCATAATATCTCTACCTAAAACATTACCGTATTTATTTACAATACCTTCTAGGTTTACACCTATATCAGGTTTAGATTCTATTTGTGACTTGACAGCTTTATATTGATTTTCTTTAGTTCTTTGCTCGTCAATGTTTGCAAGCTCTAAGTCAGGTGGTTCATATCCGTAAAGTGCCATAGTTTTATATTATCATAGCACTTGCTTCTTCTGAACCTCCCAGTATGTCATTGATGCTTGCAAGTATTGCGTTTGTTCTGTCTATGTTTGCAGGATTGTTTGGCATATAACCTTCTACTGTAGGTAACTCATCTACTGGATTTACCTGACTTTCTGAAGTTCTAAAAGCATTACCTTCTAAAACTGGTCCTGGTGTAGGACCTGGTGTTGTAGTAGGTAAAACATCAGGTGTTATAGCATTTACACCACCTACTGCTACTTCATCTTCAGGAAGTAATGGCGCTCCTCTTAAAGCAGCTTCACGTTCTGCTGCACCTTCACCTCTTTGAGCATCTAATCCAAATGCTCCTTTTTTAACTCCTCTAGTCATTTATGTCCTCTATCCATACCATTTGTAATTTTCCATATCCTGGAACGTATACTATTGTTAAGCCATCCATATTACTCCACTCATTATCTTCTACTTCTTGTATCTGGTCATTCAAATACAATTCAGCAACATCTAATTTATTAATCTTCCAATCTTCTGATGTAACAATCTTGTGGAACTCATTGTTAATTCTGATTTCTTCTTCCATTAACCTGCTCCTTGTAAAAGACTTAGTACATCTTGTGGACCTGGAGGTGCGCCACCTGGTTGAGGTGGACCTGCTTGTCCTAACATTTGAGCCATAGCTGCTTCTTGTTGATTAGGTTGTGGCTCTTCTGCAGTAAAGAATTTCTTTAATATTGTTCCAATGTTATTTGGATTATTGTATATCTCTACTAATGCCATTTGAGCTTTAGCATCATTTTGACTTGCTCTAGCTAATAGAGATTCAAACATAACTTTTTCAGCTTTTTCTTTAGTAATCTTTTCATTAATATTCTGTAGATTATCTAAACCATCCATTTCTCTCTGCATAGTTTCTTTATCAATAATACCTGCTTGGTATAACTGTAAACCTGTAATAACTTTGCTTGCTTCATCAAATGTAGCCATAGCACCATACTTACGTTTTGTTAAGAAGTTACTGTCAATATCTGTTGCAGGTGTATAGTTCTCTGCAAATGATGAACCTCTTAATGTTCCAACTAATGGTTTACGTTTATTTAAAGCAAGTTCATCTAGTTCTAATCTTTTGTAATCTATATCTTGAATAGCATATTGAAGTACTTTATGATATTCATTTACCATAGCTCCAATACCTGCTTGTAATTCTTCTAGTCCTCTACCTGTTACGAAACTGTTAGGTGATATTGAATCATCTTGTACAGGATATCCTGCAACAGTTCTTAAGTGTCTTTCAAGTCTTGATACAGATTCAAATAACTGATAAGGCAAATTAGTTACTGGTTTAATTACTTGTGAACCAGGTGCTAAATAGTTAATAGCATTTCTACCTTTACGGTATTGTCCACTTTCAATTTCACCAACTATGTTTGTTTCTGTAAATACAGCATCTTCCATAGCTATAACTGACATAATGTTTACTTTTGCCATAGCAGCCATTAAACCTATTACTTGGTCAAACTGTCCTTGTATTTGGTCAAAAGAATATCTTTTAGCACAAACAAAAGCAGGACCTGACTTTAATGGATTTGGAACAAAGTCTACAATATTTTTGGAAGCAACGTGAACAACATATGTACCCTCTGGGTTTATGTATTCAACTACTACTTCACCTGATTCGTTTGAGTTTTCCCAAGAGCCATCTTGTCCAGGATTAACATACAAACCAGATGTAAAATTATATGGTTCATTTGTTTTCCTGCCTTGGTCTGCAAACCATCCCTTTAACTCTGGGTACATTTGCACAAGATATTCACCAGGTATTCTTCTTATAGTTACAAGTTCTTCTGCCATTTGGCTAGCACCTTGATAACCTGGAAATGTAGAATATGGGTCACGTAATTCTGCTACAGGATAGACATTACCTTGTGGGTCAGCTTTACTTGTTATTACCCATACTGCAAAACCATAACCTGGTAGCCATCTAGCTACTTGAGGTAGTTGTGTTTCTAATCTATTAAACTGGTCATAAGAAGTTACAATTCTTTCTAACTTATCTTTTTTCTTTTTATTACGTTCACTATCTCTAGGATTTGTGATATGCACATCTAATGCAGGCACTCTACCTATTTTTTGTGCAAGCCTATCTAAAGCAGATACTAATAAGTTTGGTGCAGGTAATAAATCTTCATCCATATTCTGCATTGATGGACCTAGCAAAGCTGCTAAACCATCTGTTCCACCATTCATAATTGCTCTAAATCTTGCTCTATCAGGTAATGCTTCATCGTGCATTTCTTTAAGTGCGATTGTTCTGTCTAAAATATCTTTAACTAGCATTTAACTCCAGGGTGCTTCGTTCCATTCTACTATATTAAATCCTTCGTAGCTAGGTTTATAATCAATTCCAATATCAGAATATGTTGCCTTTTGCAACTTCCTTAATACTTTTATTGGAAACCAACTAGCCATTACTACGTCAGATTTGTAAACGTTTTTACGTTTAGCAGAAAAGTACGATAGCTGTTTTCTATATATCTCTGATTTTACTTTTGATTCTGTATTACCGTAAGGTAACACAATTAGTTTATCTGTAAACATAGGTGCTAAAGAAGTTACTCCAAAGTGACTATCCCATTTATTTTTATAGGTCTCGTGTCCTTCAAGAACAATTCCATTGTTGTTAGCATAATCTTTAATACGTGGGTCTTGTCTAATAGCTTTTTGAAAGTTATTTTCTTCAATAACCCAATGTGATAAATGATATTGTCTATGCCATTCTTTAATAACACGGAATGCTTCTTCTACACCTCCACCCTTATTGTTTTCTATATCTACCATTTGTATAAGTGCATCTTCACCATCATCAAGTATTGCCCATAAAAATGCAGCTTGATAGCCAGATGCAGCAGGGTCTAATCCTGCAACTAAGTAAGAATGTTTAGGTATCTCTCCTACGTTCTTATTAATATCAAAACATTGTGTAATGTGTTCTACATTAAATATAGATGCACCACCTTCTCCAGGTCTGTTCTGATAAACCATTTCAAATCTTTGTAAACCACCAGTAGTCATAGCATCACGTTTACGTGATAATAACCACTTGTAAGTTCTAAATCCTGACCACAACATACAATCAATATGTTCTTCTTCTTCTAGTTCTGGTATCTCACAACTAGAGTTATGTGCTTCTTCTACTATTGTTTCCCAAGCCTCACTATCTAACAATGATGAATATAAATCATCAGGGTGCTGTCTTGAACCAATAACAATAATTGCTGTATGTTCCTCTTTACGAGATGCTAATGTTGTAGTCCACCAGTTCTTTGTATTATGTCTTGCACGTGGTTGTGCTGTAGATGCGTGGTCCTCAATGTCATCTGCAATAATCAAGTCACAGTCACGAGAAAGTATCTTACCACCTTTACCAATACCAATCATTGTTGGTGACTTAATACCGTGTACTGTTCTTGTTGATACAGTAAAACCATTCTGTGACCAAGATTTACCAGTTCTAGTTCTAGGTTTAAAACTACCACCTGGTCCACAAAAATCTTCTTTTAGTTTTTCATTACTTTCTAATGTATCAATTACAGATGAAACAGAGTTCTTAGCAATATCTTCATTACCACCAACCCACATAATTCTTATGTTAGGGTTTTTCATAATACGCCATATAGTAAAGTGAATTAACAATTCTGTTTTACCGTGTCTAGGTGGTGACAATATCATTTGCTGTCCACCATCATTTATGGCTTTGTTTAGTGCTTTAATCCAGTTCTTATGGAATGGTGCAGTCTCAAAGGGTATTCCTTTTTCTGTTAAGAAATATCTGTTTCTAAATTCTGTAAAACTCTCTAATGATTCAATAGCTTCATCAGGTACATCCCAATCTTGTTGTGCTTTTTCTAACTCAACATCTTCTTGGTACGCAGCCATAAACCTAGAAATTTGTGCTTTACTAACTTTAAGTAAGCTAGCTGCTTCTTCTCTAGTAATACTTTCTTGTAATACTTCGTGAATAATTCCATCTTGTACGAACTTGTCATAAACATTCCCACGTCTAGCACTAGCTCGTCCATCTTGCGATTTAGTTTCTTTTTTAGGTTTCTTAGCATTGATATTAGTTTTCTTCTCTGGAAGAATATAAACTTCACCATTTTGTTTAGCTCTCCATTTACGTTTATCAATAAGCTGACGACATTTGTCTGAACAAAATTTTCTTTGACCTTTAGGTAACAGATTAGTACAGTCGGGTACTGCACATACTACATTTACCATTTGACTCTATCAGCCCAATAGGCTGCCGACATCTTCCCCTTTTTAATATTCTTAGCGTGCCTTGCTTTAAAAGATTTACGTCTAGCTTTCTGTTTAGCAGACGATGGATTTTTACCTGCACCCTTAACTCCTTGTTGTCCAAATCTAATTAACTTCATCTTATGACCTTCTTGTGCTAAAACAACGTGTGACTTAGTAGGATGCTTAGGTGTACGTTTAGGTTTATTAACACCTGATAATCCATGTTTCTTTAACATAGCTTTTTTACGTGCATCGTGTGCCATTAGACAGCCTTCCTTTTTCTTTTAACAGCCCTAGACTTTTGTACTTTTT